ATTCTCTCGCATCATGTCAGAATCCACCGCCTGCATCTGATCTTTATTCCTATTATTAAAATAGGCTGTCCGCTCAGAGACCGTTTCTTCTGGAATACGAGCCAGCATCAAACCGCCAACTCCAAACACACCTTCATATTTGCCTGATTCAATAACCGGAGATTCAAAGTCTGGATATTCATCCTTTCGGACAAGTTCCCAACCCTCACGCATTTTTGCGCTGATATTCTTACTATCGTCAAAACCTCTGGTCTCAGAGCGTATCCAACGATGCTTATATCCATCCGGTGCAGGTGGTGCGTCTAGCATAGACGGGGGAGCCCACGGCTTACGCGCAGCCGTCTTTTCCCTAGTTTTGTTAGCGCGAGGAGTTCTGTCTGTCATAGCTTTAATCCTTCACGTATTTCGCGTATTCACTTAGTGGCACACCCAATTTCTTCGCAATCGCGACTTGGCTAGGGGTGAGTCTAACCTTTCTCCCACTGCTGCGCCCAGAGGTGTTTCTTGACACTCCAGCAACCGTCTGAGCGGGCCGTCTGCTAGGTGTATTCGTAGACACATTAAACTTTTCAGAAATGCGCCTGTCAAGCTCTGTATAATAGTCATCCGACTGAGGGTCAAACCCTTCATCCTCAACTAACCGCTTGTGTATACCAAATGCCGCAAAAGTCATGGCATCATCTTGCCCAAACCACTCGTTCTTTTGAGCCCAATCTTCGGCTTTGCGGTCGGGGCGACGTAATTGCTGCGGCTGTTCCACAGGAGCTTGTTGTGATTGAGAAACTTCTTGCTGTTTTTTCTGCCTCTCTTGCTGCATTTTTGCTTGAGAAGCACGATCATTCTCTATCGCAAGTTTAGTTATGCTGCGGTTAGCTTCAACTGCGGCCTGAGTGTCCCCAATTTCCATTGCACGAGCTAATTCTTTCTCTGCCTGATTCATTTGAGTCTCGACACGAGTAGAATACTCTTCAACATAACTTGTATCCAAGTTATCCATGCGACTTTTTAAAGTTTGGGCTTCTGCTTGGACCTGTTTGGCGTATTTTAGGGCTTCCGCCTCCCGACGCTCCGCCTCCCGCATTTTTTTCGTAAGACGATCAATGCGTTTTTGAGTGGCACTCTCTGCTTTTTCAAACTGATCGTCAGAATCAGACGCCGCGGAGTCTATTTCTACTTCTTCAGATTGATTTTCATCTAGTTCAAGCTCAATTTGGTTGTCTTCAGCCATGATTCCCTCTTAAAAATGCAAAATATCTTCAGGATTGGTGATTTTCGCCAGAATTTCGTCATCGTTTAAAATTCTAACCTCTCCACCTTCAATTTTAAACCGTGATCCAGAGTAACGAGCAAACATTACCCAATTACCTTGTTCACACCACGGCCCATCCGGAAATTTTTCCGCATCTTTGTACGCCAAATCCCCAACTTTTAAAACGTAACCAACTTGAGTAGAAACAGATTGCTCCGAAACAATTTGATCCGGAAGATATATACCACCCTCCGTTTTTCCCTGACCTTTATAAGGAAGAATTAAAAGTCTCCAACCAGTAGGAGACGGCATTTTTTCTAAAAGAGATTGTCCCAAAGAATCTGGATCAAGAACCTTATTTGATCTATCCTTGTAAGCTTCCTCTAAATTCGATACACCGCGTTTCGCGGCGTCTAAGTCAATAGCTTGCGCTTCAGTCAATGCTGCGCTCCTGTTTGTCTAGCAGGCCCTTGAGTTCCTGTTCCACATGATTTAGGGCGTCTAAGTTGCCCATAAGCTCACGATATTGCTCCATAGACTTGACATTACCGTACTGCATTAAGTCAATAATACCTTGCCTTCTCTCCCTTATAATACGGAAAACAGCTTCCGCAACATATATCTCGTCCATTCCCAGATAATCCCATAAAGATGGGATTATTAATATACCGTCTCCTTAATCTCGTCAACTTTAACGGGCATACAATATGCAACCACCCGATCTTCTGCTGATATGCCATGTGAACTGTGTCTTTTTACTATTTTACTCGCCATAAGATTGCAGTGATCTATGCTCTGAAAATACATGTCGTCTGACACAAGCGATCTGTCCGCCCCGTAGCCCATAAAAACAAACAGGACAAATACATGCATTATCCCAATAACTTCAGATACGTCTTAGGACCAACAATTCCGTCCGCGGTTAGCGCGTTGCGTCTCTGCCATTTTACCACCGCACGAGCAGTAACTTTCCCGTAAATACCGTCCGGTTCTAGCCCTAATTTTTTTTGTACCTTTAAAACGTTTTCTCCAATAGACCCCTCCTTTAAAAGAACAGGTCTTATCGCATTTACTACAGAACGTAAGCTTTCGTCCGTTGCGCCCA